AGTAAAATATGGCAGACCCGTCACTTAATAATCCTGTCGTTATTCAGGCCACCCGTCTCGACGCTTCAATTCTTCCCCGTAACGTCTTTAGCAAGTCTTATCTGCTCTATGTAATCGCGCAGGGAACTGACGTTGGTGCTATTGCAGGAAAGGCAAACGAAGCTGGACAGGGTGCTTATGACGCACAGGTAAAAAATGATGAGCAGGATGTAGAGCTTGCAGACCATGAAGCAAGAATTAAGCAACTGCGCATCGATGTAGATGATCACGAAAGTCGCATTACTGCGAACACTAAGGCAATTACTGCGCTGAATGTCAGGGTAACTACCGCTGAAGGAGAAATTGCCTCCTTGCAGACTAATGTTAGTGCTCTTGATGGCAGGGTTACGACTGCCGAGAACAATATTTCGGCATTGCAGGCTGACTACGTATCTAAAACCGCCACTACATCTCAATCGCTGGCTTCACCCCTCAACGTGACAACGTCATATTCAGTCGGCGGAAAGAAGGTTGTCGGCGCTCGCCAGACTGGATGGACCGCGGCAACAGGTACGGCGAATAAAGGCGTATTCGATGCTGACCTGACATTCGCCGTTAGCGATACTTACACGCAATCTGAAATCCAGGCTATAGCCAATGCTCTAATTACTGAGCGTCGGCGCACTAAGGCTTTGGAAGACGCCTTGCGTGCACATGGGTTGATTGATTAATGATTACATTCACTCCAACACGCAACATCGACCTGATAGAAATGGTTGGCAACCACCCCGACATCATTGCCGGAAGCAACAACGGTGACGGATACGACTACAAGCCTGAGTGTCGTTACTTTGAAGTGAACAAACATGGTCAGTTCGGTGGCATCGTGTATTACAACGAGATTCAGCCGATGACCTTAGACTGCCACGCCATGTACCTGCCTGAGATTCGCGGATTCAGTAAGGAAATCGGACTGGCGTTCTGGCGATATATTCTCACCAATACCACCGTTCAGTGCGTTACATCATTTGCTGCACGCAAATTTCGCCACGGTCAGATATACTGCGCAATGATTGGCCTTAAGCGTGTGGGAACCATCAAGAAATACTTCAAAGGCGTAGATGACGTGACGTTTTACGCCGCCACCCGAGAAGAGTTAACCGAATTACTGAATAACGGGAGATAAACATGTTATATGCATTTACGCTGGGCAGGAAACTGCGCGGTGAGGAACCTTCTTATCCTGAAAAAGGCGGGAAAGGTGGCAGTTCTGATAAAAGCGCAAAGTATGCCGCAGAAGCTCAGAAGTATGCCGCAGACCTGCAAAATCAGCAGTGGCAGACGATCATGAAAAACCTTGCTCCGTTCACGCCGCTTGCGGAGCAGTATGTTAACCAGCTTCAGAACCTTTCCAGTTTAGAAGGACAGGGTCAGGCACTTAATCAGTATTACAACTCTCAGCAGTATAAAGACCTTGCAGGTCAGGCTCGTTACCAGAGTCTTGCTGCTGCTGAGGCGACGGGCGGACTTGGTTCGACAGCCACAAGCAATCAATTGGCTACGATTGCTCCTACTCTCGGTCAGTCGTGGTTATCAAACCAGATGAGCAATTACAACAATCTGGCAAACGTTGGGCTTGGTGCGCTGCAAGGTCAGGCAAACGCTGGGCAGACATACGCCAACAACATGAGCAGCATTGCACAGCAAAGCGCAGCACTTGCCGCTGCTAATGCCAATAAACCATCAAGTCTTCAGACTGCAATTAGCGGTGGCACGTCTGGTGCGATTGCCGGTGCAGGTCTTGCCAGCCTTTTGGGAACATCAACACCTTGGGGCGCTGGCATTGGTGCTGGTATCGGATTGCTTGGCTCGTTGTTTTAAGGGGTAATCATGGCTACTTGGCAAGGAACAAACGGCGGATTGTTGGCTGGTATCGGCGGCGTCAACTCAAACGCTCCGAGCGTAAATGACATCGGAAATACGCTTCAGCTTATCAGGCAGAACAATGATATTGAGCGTTCAGGCGCTAACAATGTTGGACTGACGGCTTTGCAAGGTCTTTCAGGTATTGCGGGTGTTTTTCAGCAGGAAAAGCAGGCTCAGCGGCAGAAAGAATTTCAGCAGGCGTACGCTAATGCTTATGCGTCTGGTGATCGTGGTGCTTTGCGTCAGTTGGCTACTCAATATCCAGACCAGATTGAATCTGTTCGTAAAGGCATGGGATTCATTGATGAAGACCAGCGCAATTCCATCGGCACCTTAGCGGCTGGCGCACGCCTTGCGTCATCGTCTCCAGAAGCAATGCAATCATGGCTGCAAAACAACGCCAAGGAACTGACTCGCGTCGGTGTTGACCCTAATAACGTTGTTCAGATGTATCAGCAGAATCCTTCAGGATTTGGTGAGTTTGTTGATCACCTTGGGATGGCTGCGCTTGGTCCGATTGATTACTTCAATGTTCAGGACAAAATGGCTGGTCGTGAAATTGACCGAGGCAGGCTGGCAGAGACAATCCGCAGCAATCAGGCTGGAGAAGCTCTTCAGCAACGCGGGCAAGATATCACTGTACGCGGGCAAAACATCAGCGCTCAGAACGCGGCGCTATCGCGTGAAATTCAGAGAGCAGAATTACAGGATAAGGTTCTCGATCGTCAAATCGCCAGAGAGACTAACCAGATAAAACTGGATGAGCTTAAGCAGAAACAAGCTGATGTTCGTCAGAAGGCAGAAATAGCAAAGGCTGACAGACAGGCCTCCGCTCAGGGCGCAGTTGATACGTTCAGCACTGCGCTTGATTCTCTCAACGAGATAGAGCAAAGCCCCGGCCTTTCAAAAGCAGTAGGCATTCGCTCAGCGTTTCCGACAGTTCCTGGTTCTGATGCAGCTAACTTTGAAGCAAGGCTCGACACCTTTAAAGCTCAAACTTTCCTTCCTATGGTGCAGTCCCTGAAGGGGATGGGTGCTCTCTCGGATGCTGAGGGTAAAAAATTATCCGATGCAGTTGGTGCTCTAAGTCCCAAAATGAGTGAAAAAGCTTTTCGTGACTCTATCGGAAAGATTCGAAATCAGCTTGAAAGTAAGTTAAGCACTGTTAAAAAACAGTTTGATTATCAGGAGCCGGTACAGAATGCGCCAGTACAACAATCTCCTGCTGGCAGCAACTTTTCTTCACTATGGGGTGATTAATGGCTAAAGCATGGAAAGATGTTATCGCCTCTCCACAGTATCAGGCGTTAGCACCAGAACAAAAAGCGCAGGCTCAGGAGCAATACTTCAATGAAGTCGTGGCCCCGCAAGCCGGAGAAAATGCAGAGCAGGCTAAGCAAGCTTTCTATGCTGCCTATCCATTGCCATCTGTGCAGCCAGTGGAGACACAGCAACCAGTAGCACAGCAACAACCACAGCAAAGTGGATTTATGTCTGATCTTGGCGAAGCAGTAAAAGAGACTGGTCGCGGACTGGTGCAGGCTGGTGTAAACGTGGCAAACATACCTGCATCAGTTACCGATGCTGTGACAAGCGCGGCGGCATGGGCTGGCGGTAAACTCGGCATTGGCGATGGGACATATCAACCAGCGCCACGAGTAACAACGCAGGGATTAGAGCAGGACTTTGGCCTTCAGCAAGGCTCGCTGACTCCACAAACGACAGAAGGAATGGTATTTGCTGAGGCATTACCTTACCTCACTCCTGCTGGCGTTGAGAGAGCGGCAACACAGGCACCAACACTTGCTGGTCGAATTGCTCAGGGGGCAACACGACTTCTCGCAGAAAACGCAGTCGGATCACTTGCTGCAAACAGTACGAAAGATGATGCGGAAGCACTCGCCACCGATTTAGGCGTTGGCGTTCTGGCTGGCGGCGCTATTAACGCTGTAGGACGTGGATTAGGTGCTGCTTATCGTGGCGTTCGTGGTGCGATAGCACCAGAAGCGCAACAGGCTATCAGATTTGCAGAGCGTGAAGGATTGCCTCTGCACACCACCGACCTGTTACAACCTACTTCCCGTGTCGGAAAAATGGCGCAGACGACAGCAGAAAATATCCCACTGGCTGGCACAAGCGGAGTGAGAGCAACGCAGCAGGAAGCAAGAAGCCAGTTGGCGCAGAGATTTGCTGATAAATTCGGCGAGTACGATCCGGTAGTTGTTATTGACAGCCTTAAAGCGAAAACATCAGGAATTCGTCGTGCCGCAGGGAACCGTCTTGAGAAGGTTAAGAATGCAATGGCGGGAGTAAACATTCAGCCTGCACGAGCAATTCAGCAGATTGATACTGAGATATCTAACCTCCAGAAGCTTGGTAAGGTCGCTGATAACGAGACGATTTCAAAACTTCAGTCATATCGTGATGAGCTTGTTCGCAATACTGGTCCTGATGGTCCGGTAAATCTGGATTTGAAGCAATTAAGCGATCTGCGCAGCCAGTTCAGAATGGACGTGAAGGGTGAGCGACCAGTGTTACCAAACCGTTCAGATGCCGCCATTCAGCGCGTTTACAAGGCGATGACCGACGATATCAATGGTGCCATTGGTCAGAATCTTGGCAACGATACTCTCCGTAAATATCAGCAGGCCAATGCCGTCTACGCTGACGAAGCGGCGAAACTAAAGAATACCAGGCTGAAGAATGTTCTCATGAAAGGAGATCTGACGCCGGAAGTTGTCAACAACATGCTATTCAGCAAGAACAAATCGGAAATTAAGACGCTGTATAACTCAGTTGGTCGCGTTGGAAGGGAGCAAATGCGCAACGGCATCATTGGCAAGGCGATGGAGAAATCAGGCGGATCCCCTGACCAGTTCCTTCGTCAGCTTAACATCCTACAAAACCAGACTGGCATCACATTTAAAGGTCAGGATGCTGCTTACCTGAAAGGATTGAAAAACTACCTGCAGTCCACTCAGCAGGCAGCGAAAGCGGCAGTAACAACACCGACAGGTCAGCAAACCATCCCCTTCATCATCGGATATGGTACAGCAATGAACCCGGCGACAACTGGCGCAGCAGTAAGCTACGGCCTTCTTACTCGCGCGTATGAGAGCGAGCCATTCAGAAATGCAATGCTCCGAATGGCAAACACTCCACGCGGATCAACAGCGTTTGAGAAAGCCATGCAGCAGGCACAAAAGGCAATTAACGCCCTGACTCAGGGGGCTAAGTCTGATGCGTTGTCAGAATAGCTTTGTAAACATCATGAACGTGAAGAATCTGAATATGTAGAACACGAGATTTATCGTATCTCTCTGCATAGGCGATACCTTTACTGATTGTTATCTGATGTTACTGCTACTGTTGCATGTAACTGTGTTTCCAAAACCTGAATTGCAGTTTGTATAAGTGTCAACGCGTGTTGGATAGGGTTGAGTTATAACAGGCTGTCTCGCTTTTTGCTCGATCGCTTGCATTGTGTTTACAGCCTGATAATTCAATAAAGCCTGCTGGAATGCTTGGCTTTGCGCAATCTGTTGCGCCTGTTCCTGGCTTTGCAGCCTTACATAAAGATTCTGAAGTTCAAGCCTTGCCTGTGCATCGCTTATCTTGCCCTCATCGACTCCTTTCCCGAGCATCTTCGCGGCAAGAACATACAGTTTAGTGGTTGGTGCTGATACCATTCGTGAGTCGTTCTTCACGCTTGAATCAAGGCAATTTGCCATGTCACTAAGCTTTGGATAGCGTTGTTCGCAACTTGCTTGGTAGTCACTTACTTTTGCGCACCCTGCTAGCAGAAGTGGGATAATTAACAGTGATTTTTTCATATGATTAACTCTCCTTAGTTTTGTGCAGGATACCATGAGGTCAGTGCAAGGGGGAGCAAGCTATCTCTAAAGTTGTGGATTGCAGAAAAACGCGAAGCTACAGCAATGGCTACCGCATCAGCAGCCGTCCGCGCCAAAAACAAATTAGCTGAACGGGTAGGGGAAGGTAAGAACTACGCCGCTATTATCCCGGTAGAAAAGAAGTTGGGGCAGAAATTCAAATGGCAGCCTCTTCGAAAGTGGTGCAGGGAGAATGACTTCACCCCACATGATGTCGACGACCCACGCTTTGGCTCAGTTAAGTCGTGGCCACGCGCTGCTTGGCTTGCAGTGTACGGCGTAGACCTTCGCAAACTGTTTTAACCCGAAGCGCTAATTAGTACTTTGGTTTATCAAACCCGCTTAACTGCGGGTTTTTTCTTTCCTCAGAATATCAGCCGCTACTTCTTTTACCTGCTCTGAAATTAAGGAGGCTAATCGCTCCTCTTCATCACGATATCCGCGTACAGGCGACGGCTTGGATAGCGATTCCTCCATCGTTGCCACAATTTCGGCATTGATGGACCTGTTATTCATCTTCGCTCGCTGCTTAATCTTAGCGTGTAATTCGTGCGTAAGCCTCAAGTGAAACTGCGCCTCGTCGTATTTGCTATACATCCTTGATGCCTCACCAGTTGGGTGGAATGGCATCGTAAAACCTACTGTACAAATCAACAATCGTACCATTTAGGTATGTAACTATATCTTGTCGTAACCACCCTGCGGCGATTCCTTGCATCTGGAGCAAATTAAATGACAGATATCACTGCCAACGTAGTTGTTTCTAA